ATCTAAAGAATATTTACAAAACATAAGAGATGCTTATAAAGGTAATACGACTAAGTTATCTGAAGAAAAAAGACAAAGGCCATTCTCTATAGATGAAGCGTTTAGAAGTGATTCGAGATACAGTCCTTTTGATGTTGAGAGAATATATCAACAAATGGATTATAATGAAGAGGCTAGGAACTTAATAGTAAAAGGTGATTTTATTTGGAAGAATGGAGAAAAGGATACAACCGTGATGTGGAAACCAGGATCACAAGGTAGATGGAGAGTATCTTGGATACCTCCAGAAGAAAGGAGAAATAAATTTAAAATGGTTTACAATATAAAAGCTCCTGGAAATGACATAGAGATGGTAGCTGGATGTGACCCTTATGATCACGACACAACTACTGATGGTAGGAGATCTGATGCTGCTTGTTATATTTATAAGAAATTTAGCATGATGGATGATTTTTCTAATCAGTTTGTTTGTGAGTATATAGCTAGACCTCCTAAAGCTGAAATGTTTTATGAAGACGTATTAAAAACTTGTGTGTTTTATGGGAGCCCAATATTAATAGAGAATAATAAGATAGGTATAATAAAGTATTTTGAAAGAAGAGGTTATTATAATTATCTAATGGACAGACCAGAATCAACACATACAGAGAGTAGTAGAAAACAAAAAACAAAAGGAATACCATCTACTGGTGTGGCTGTGCTTAATGCTCAAACAGAAGCGGTAGCTAGTTATGTTTATGACTATGTGGGTATGAATAATGATACTCAAGAGATGGGAAAATGTTATTTTAATAGACTTTTAGATGACTGGAGTAGATTTGAACCATCGAACAGAACAAAGTATGACGCTACGGTAGCTTCAAGTTTGGCTCTTTTAGCCGCACAAAAATATGTAATAGAAAAGAAAATTCCAAAAATAAATCTTAACTTTGTAAAAAAATATAGGAATGCAGGATTAATGTCTAAGAAAATATAAATGAAAAAACAATTTGAATTAATAGGAGGGTATCCAACAGTCTTCGCAACAAATGAAGAGAAAGCCACAAAAGAATATGGTCTTCAGTATTTTAAAACCATGTATTCCGATTGGAAGAATAGTACAGAGCTAGCTTATCAAGATAAAAAAAGAGCTTATCAAAAAATGAGGTCTTATGCAGAAGGTACTCAAAGCGTTTCTAAATATAAAGATTTGTTAGATGTTGAGGGAGATTCTTCATACATGAATATAGACTGGACTCCAGTATCTATAATACCAAAATTTGTTGATGTAGTTTGTGGAGACATGACAAACAGGGAGTTTGCTGTAAAAGCTAATGCTATCGACAAACTGTCTTCTGATGAGAGAAAAAAAGCTAAGAGAGAAATGATGGCAGATATGATGAATGCTCCAATTAGACAAAAGATTTCTAAATTAACAGGCTTTGATCATAATAAAAAAGGTTTTATTCCTGAAAGTATGGAAGAGATTGAATTGTTTATGACCTTAAACTATAAGCAAGCACATGAAATATCTATAGAGAAAGGTATAGAGTTTGTTTTTCAACAAAATGATTTTGATGAGATAAAGAAAAAATGCATAAGAGATTTGGTTGTGGTGGGTACAGCGGGATTAAAAACTCACATAGACCCATCTGAAGGGATAAAAATAAGATATGTTGATCCTTTAAACTTAATTACCTCATACTCTCAAACTTCTGACTATAGAAACATTCAACATGCAGGAGAAGTGTACACAGTTACCATAGCTCAATTAAAGCAGATGGCTGGAGAACAATTTACTGATGATGAGTACAATGATATAGCACAAAACCACGCTGCTAAAGATAAAGATGAAGATAGCTTATACGGAAGATCTTTTGGAAATCATTCATCTTATGGAAATGAGCACGATAGATTTTCTGTGCAGATAATGGATTGTGAATTTATATCAACATATGATTTAAGTTATGAGAAAAAAGATAATGCATTTGGAGGATTTTCTGTTAGTAAAAGAAAGAAGGGGTATAAGCCTCCTAAAAAATCTAAATATAAAAGAGAACAGTTAAGTAGCACAGTGAAAGTTGTTTACTGTGGAAAGTATATTGTTGGAACTGATTATATATTTGATTATGGATTAGCTAAGAATATGTCTAGACCTAAATCTAACTTGTCAGAAACAAAATTATCATATGTAATATATAGTCCAAACCTGAACAATATGCGTAATGTGTCTTTAGTTCAGAGAATGATACCTTTTGCTGATCAAATACAATTAGCACATTTAAAAATGCAACAAGTCATAGCTAAAGCTAGACCAAAGGGAGCTGCTTTTGAAATAGGATCTTTAGAAAATGTATCTAAAGGTGATGGAGGAACATTTACACCTCTAGAATTACAGGAGATTTATGATCAAACTGGTAATATATATTATAGACGTGTGGATGATGAAGGTGTAGCTTCTAATACTGTTCCTATACAAGAACTTGAGAATGGTATTGGTAGAGATATGATGCAACTTATACAAATATACCAACATAATCTAGGAATGATTCGTGACGTAACAGGAGTTAACGAAGCTAGAGATGGTGCTAAACCTTCCAGTGAAGCGTTGGTTGGTGTTCAAAAAATACAATTAATGGCTTCTAATAATGCTACTAGAGCTATTGACGATGGGTTTAATAAGATAGTTGAAAACTTATCCAAGTCTATTTGTATGAAACTTCAAGATATAGTTGAGTACGATAAACCTGTAAAAGGCTATATATCTGCACTTGGAAAATCTGTAATGAAAACTATAGAGATTAATAAAAATGTTTCTCTTCATGATTTTGGTATAGGTATTGAAATTGCTCCAGACGAACAAGAAAAAGCTCAATTAGAACAAGCCATACAAATGTCTCTAGCTCAAAAAGAATTAAGAATAGAAGACGCTATAACTATAAGAGATATTAATAATCCTAAATTAGGATCTAAAATGTTAATGTTAAGAAGAAAGAAATATCAAGCGGAGCAAATGCAGATGGCACAGATGCAGTCTCAATCAAACGCACAACAACAACAGCAATCAGCTGCCATGGCCGCACAAATGAAGCAACAGGAATTACAAATGCAAGCTCAAATAGATGCTAAAATGAAGGAGATGGACGCTCAGTTTGATATGCAAAAAATGCAAATGGAATATCAGATGAAGAATCAATTTGAGGAAGCTTCTCATATTAGAAGATTGAAAGAAATACAGGCTGGTAATATTGGAAAAGTTGCAGCTAACAAAGCTCAAGGGGAGTCTAGAGAAAAAACAGTAGAGAAGAGTGCACACTTTCAATCTAAGATGATTGAGCAAAGAAAAGGTAAAGAAGGACCCATAGGGGATCCAGATTTAGAATTAGGAATGTAAAAAAAACTTATGGATAATTTGATTATATCTGTAATTGTTTTATTTTTGCAAAAAGGTTTAATTTAATTTAATATATTATGGCAGATGAAATGGGCGATATAATCGCTGAACAATTAAGTGGTAATGTTGTAGAAGAACAACCTAAAGAGTTACAATCAGAAGTTATAGATTTAACAGGGGGTTCAGAACCACAAACAGAAACCACAACGGAAAGTAAAACTGATGAAACTGTAGAGGCTACACAAGAGGCTCCATCGGAATCACAGGATAATATTGATCGTTCTTTGAATAATGAATCTAGTAATCAACCTAAAAAAGAGGTTGTAGATGCTAACGAAGTTTCTGAAAGAAACAAAAAGGAGTTTTTAAAATTTGTAAACGAACAGTTTAAACAAGAATTTGACTCTATTGATTCTTTTAGTAACGCTTTATCAACTGAGAAAACGTCTTTCGCTAACGAACAGTTAGAAAAGATGAATAATTTTGTCAGTGAGACAGGCAGGAGTATAGTAGACTACATTAAAACACAGGCTGTTGACTATTCTAAAATGTCTAACGAAGATGTTATGAGATTAACTTTAAAACAAGAAAATCCTGAATTAAGTATGGATGAAGTAAATGTTTTAATAGACTCTAAATACAAGTTAGGTAAGGATAAATACGGTGATGCTGAAAAAACTCTTGGTAAAATTGAACTAAAGAAGGATGTTGCTAACGCAAGGAAGAGTCTTATGGAGATGCAGGAAAAATATAGAATGCCTGTTCAAAATAATGATGATTCAGCTGAGAGGGAAACCGCTCAGAAAGATTGGGTTAATAATATGTCATCTGAAGTTGATGAGGTTGAGTCTATAACATTTGATATTAATGACTCTGGAGAACAATTTACTTTTTCCTTAACGGATGGTCATAGAGAAGGTTTAGTGGATGCAAATTCTAACTTAAATAATTTCTTTGATAAATACGTTGAGAATGGTAATTGGAATTTTGATAAGTTAAATACTGATATGTTTGTTTTGAATAATTTTCAAGATATAATAAGAAGTGTGGCTAATCAATATAGGTCTAAGGGAACCGAGCAGGTAGTAAAGGATATTAAAAATCCTTCGTTTAATAACGAACCTAGACAAAACACAGAGAAGAGAAGAGATATTTTAGACGAACTAGATGACCAAATAAATGGAGAAGGATCAATGTGGAATAGATAATAATAATAATTAATAGTTAAAAAATATAAAAAATGGCTACAGTAAGTTTAGGCGGACAAGTTCATATTAAGCCTTCTGCAGTTCAAATTGCTACCAATGAGAACTACGTAAGTAACTTAACTACGAACTCTTTACGTCAAAGAGATGTCTCTGATAAACTTGTTAAGCGTTATGGCGAACAAGGTATTACGGGACTTATGGAACTAATGGGATCAAAAGCTCCTAGTTCTAACACAACATTTGAACACTACGAAGAAGCGTTCAGACACAACAGTGTAAGTGCAACATTTTCAAGTGCATCAGCAGATAATGCTGCGGCAGTAACACTAACAATAGCATCGGATTCATACCAATCAAACTTTGCAGGTGGAACTAATGAGTTTTCTCCAGTAAGACCTGGTGACATATTAAGAGATAAAGATGGTGACATGTGGTATTGTATATCATCAAACTTTCCTAATACTTCTGGTTATACAGTGGTAGTTCACTCTATTGATGGAGCTAACGTTGCTAAAACAGGTACAGGTGATGCTTATGAATTTGCTATCATTGGTAATGCTCATCCAGAAGGAGGATCACAACCAGATGGTTTATCTCCGTTAATTCACGAATACTCTAACAAGTGTATGATCTTAAAAGAATCTTTTGAAGTAACAGGTTCTGAGGCTACAAATGTTGTTTACGTAAAAGTTGACAATGAAAAAATGGGCTCAGGATATGTATGGTACTTAAAAGGTGAATCAGATACTTATAAGAGATTTATGGATTACTCTGAGATTATGATGATGTTAGGTGAAGATATTACTAACTCTACCCTTACGAGTTCTGCATCACCAGTTACTACTGCATTTAAGAGTGGTAATAATGTTGCTGACAACTCAACACTTAGAGGAACTCAAGGTCTTTTACCTTGGATAGAAACAGATGGACAGTCTATGGACTTAGGTTCTGCTTCTATTACAATGGCGGATTTTGATGCTGTTATTAAATCATTAGATAAATATAGAGGTGCTAAAGAATACGCTATGTATTCAGGTATTGATCTATCTTTAGATGTTGATGATTTATTAGCTTCTCAAGGTGCTTATGCTGCGGGTGGTGCTAACTATGGTACTTTCCAAAATAATAAGAACATGGCGTTAAACTTAGGGTTTAATTCTTTCACAAGAGGAGGTTATACATTTCATAAGAAAACTTATGATTTATTTAATCACCCAAGATTATTAGGTGCTACTGGATTTAACTACGGTGGATATGGTGTTTGCATTCCTATGGATATGCGTAAAGATGCTAAATCTGGCGAAAGTATTCCATCGTTGAGAATACGATATAAAGCGGCTAATGGTTATTCGAGAGATATGGAGCACTGGTTAACGGGTTCTGCTATTCTACAAAACAAAACTAACACTACTGACGTGCTACAATCGCACTACAGATGTGAAAGAGGTTTTGAAGGATTTGCGGCTAACCGTTACATGTTGATCAAGAAATCTTAATTATTAACCTTATAAACTTTATATAAAATGGATAAATATTTATATTTCGCAAGTGCTGCTCCTGATGGAACAGCGGGTACCGAAGAGGTAGCTTGTTTTCCTGCTGCACAAATGTCTCACATGGAGATGGCATCAGCGACTTCGATGAGAGTTTACTTTGAATCTAGTCAAGAAAATGATGCTGACTCAGGTATAGATGCAGCTCACGTTGTGCTTACCGTTGCTACTGGTAAACATAAAGAGGCTATGCAAGATATGGTTAAAGCTATAGTAGAACCTTCGATTGCTGGAAGTAATATGTTTGTAAATATTGCAGACAGTGAAACTTCAGCATTTTGCAGTGCACACATTACAGCTTGTGCTTCTATTGCAGTGGTTGACGCATCGTAATAATTGCTAACTGTCTTGAAATGATATACAGGCAGTATAAAGAACATATCTAAGGAGGGGGAGTTTCTCCCCTTCCAAAGGTATTTAATAATAATTTTAATTTAATTTTAGAAATGACAAAGAAAACAACAACAACTACAAAGACTGTAGAGCCAGTGGTTACGAAAACTATTGAGACTCCTATAGCAACAAAAACAAATACCAATGGTATTGCTAACCTTAATCAAGGTAAAAAGAACACAAGAAAACCAACTACATACAGATTATATAAAGAACGTAAAGATAGAAAAACGGGTAAGACAAAATTCCCTATCGTTCATATGTTAAAAGCAGAAGACGTTATTTATGATCCAGAAAAAGGAATAAATAGAAAAATAAGATATATACCTGGTGAGCCTTCTATATTTGAGGATGAACAAAAAGAGGACTCAATGGTTAAATCTCCTATAACGTTTAATAATGGTTTATTAATGGTTGACTACACTAATCCTACTTTAAAGAAGTATTTAGATATGTGTAATGCTAACGCTAGTAATCCTGATAGAATAGCTCAAGGACCTCCCGTATTTAAGAGATTAGATTTTGAAAAAGATGCTAAGGAAAAAATGGCAAAAGAAATTCAATCTATGGACGCTTTAAGAACTGTTTTTGAAATGCCTTTAAATAAATTGTTAGGATATGCACAAGTTTTAGGTGTTAAAATGAACAAGTCTACTGATGAGATTAGATATGATATGAAAGTCTTAGCTGAAAAAGATCCTGTTAAATTTATAGCTGGGTTAGATGATCCTAAAATGGAAATTAAGCAAACTATACTTAGAGGTAAAGATGCTGGTATATTAGATTGGGACACTCAAAAGGTGACTTGGGTTCAAGGAAATCAACGTCCTGTTATAACTCATATACCTTTAGGTGTTAGGCCTATAGACTGTTTGGCGGATATGTGTATGACAGATAAAGGAAGTGGAATTATAGACCAAATTAAAGTAAAAATGGCATCTATGAATTAATCATTAGATTTAATAATACTATTTAAAGGGGGTTGCAGGTTTGTTACCTCCTTTTTTTTTGCTATATTTGTTTAAAATAAATGAGTAATGAGTATAGATGAATTATACAGGTTTGTACAGCTTATAGCGAATAAAGAGCAACGAGGGTTTATAAAACCTTCTGAATTTAACTTATTAGCACAACAGGCTCAATTAGATTTAATACATGATAGGGTTGCTAGATATAAGACTGAAGCTGAGGCTATGAGTAAAGGATCTAAGGTTTTAGTTCAGAATCATTCTGTGCTTGATGATGTTAGGAGTGTGGTTTCTAGAAAAGAACTAGAATATGATGATAGTGGTCTTGGGGTTTGGAAGTACCCTACAGGTGAGTTGGATACGGTAACTAAAAAAGTTAGTGGAGAATACCTTCATTTTTTAAGACTTTATCATGGATCTTCTGTGGGAGCCAGCCCAAGTAATGTTCAGCCTGGAGTAACTCATACAAATGATGACGGTGGAGAACCAAACAAAGAACTTAGAAGGGGTAGAATAGATCTAGTAACACATGATCAACTATCTTATAGGCTTCATAGTGAAGTGCTATATCCAGACTCCAATCACAAGGTGGCTGTAATGTTTGATAAAGGATTTGAGATATACGGATATGATAATGTGGCTAATGAAATAATAGAGCTTAAAGGAGATGATATTGCTAATATATTCCTTGTTTATATAGAAAAACCACCAGCTCCAAATTGGGGGTATCAAATGGTTAATAATCAATATGTATATAATCCATCAAGTGCTAATACTCAAGAGTTAACTCTTCCTAGTAAAACTCATAAAGAAATTGCTCAAAGAATGTTATCCTACATAGGTATATCTCTAAGGGATTCAGAACCAATGAATTATGCGGAAGCTAAAGTTAAAGAGCAGAGTGCTTCAAGTCCATCAGTAGGAAGACCTAGAATAAATCCACCAACAAGAAGAAGATAATGGCAACAACAAGATATAAAATAGCGGAACAGGTACTTAGAATAGTAAATGGTGGATCCCCCACAGAAGATAGCTCTATTGATATAAGAGAGGTGATGCTTTTGGTTGATCAAGAGAGGGATGCTCTTATAAAGTCTGAAATAATGGACTGGTCATACACTAAGTCTACAGCTACTGCTAAGGGTGAATTAGAAATAAATGGAGGGTGGATATCTCAAGCTACAGTTAATGTAGGAACAGATGAAAGTAGGAATGGTGCTCTTGTTGCTCCTTTACATTTTGGTTATGTTTCACTACCTAATGATATGGGTATACAGAAAGTGGAATCTTGTGGTACTAGGTTCACAAGACAGACGAGTGTATATAGAGTAAAGGGAACAATTTTAAAAACAACCTACAAAAGAGACAAAATAGATATAGTATTTAATAGTGGTCCTAAATTTTTAGACAAAAAATATAATGTTTCTTTTGATTTTACTATAGGAACTACATTAATGTCCAACGGATCTACAACACAGGATCAGTACGGTGGAGTTAAGACTCATAAAATAAATTTTAATGTTGACACAACTGGTTATAATTCGTATGAGAATCAACACTTTAATTTTATTAAAGCTTTAGTTAATAGTCCTGGTTTTAAAAAGTTTGTTAAAGATTTTGATATTCATTACGGTGTTACAGAAAATGATCTAAATGACAATAATATTATTGATGCAGCAGCATCAGTGCTTCACGTAATTCAGGTTAGGTTGTCAACAAGTTATGGTTCTGATATTAGTAATTTTACAATTAATGGATCTGGAAAAAATAGTATTTTTGCTGGACCAAATGCTGAGTATGGTGGTGCTAGTATATCGAGCACAATAATTGATGACAATATAGGTTTTGGTTGGGTGATTGAAAAATTAGAGGACAGTGTTAACTCTTCTAGTGGAACGGAAACAGCCTTAGAAAACTCCCATGGAATAGGGTTTATAATCAATGACACTATGTATACTACTGAGTTTGTTTCTCCTAAAGTTCAAGTAACTTATGAGGATGTTATAGATAAGTTTATATTAGAAAATGCTGATAAAATTGCTAAAGAGCAGAATATTATATGTCACAAAAGCCAAGAGGGAGTTGCTATAACGGGTATACTGTATACGATAGCATTTCAAGAAATATTTCCAAGAGGTGGTTTTGATATAGATATGTTAACACCAGGTAATGCTTTTAAAATGGAACTTACGGAATCCAGCGTTGATCCAACACCAGCGGCAGAAGGGTATAATCAAATAATATTTCACAGAATGCCATCAGGTAGTGAGCACAATTCTCTATACGATAAAACAGTTCGTAAAACGGGGAGGCAGCATTACTATATAGAAAATTTTGTGGAGTCTGGAGAATCAACAAATAATATTGGTGGAGCAGCTATATATTTATACAAGAAATATGATTTAGATATATTCACAAATAAGCATGGAAAAACTTTAAGGGTTCACTATATAGGTGCGTCAAACAGAGTGGAAGATCATGTGCTTTACCCTATACCAGCAGATTACGAAAAAATAATAATAAAAAATTTAGTTGAATTACTAACTGTTATGAAAAATGCTAGTGATGATATGGCTAATGATAATATAGATTAATAATGGCACAGTTTATACCAGTTGAAGAAGTAATACAAAACCTTCTCATAGAAGAGGGTAAGTCTAGTGAACATGAATACTTGAGGTATTTTAATATAGCTATGAGTGGTCTTAAGGAGCTTAACTTTGATACAGTGAGACAAATAAAATCCATAGAGCTTACTATAGATCATAAGAATACTGTCAATTTACCAACTGATTATGTTTCATATCTTAAAATAGCTACAACTAATAGTAACGGTGAATTAAACTACTTAGGAGCTAGAGACAGAATAAACCTGGTTCATGGAACAACATCTTCTAATACAGAAGATAAAACTCAACATCCAGTATTTACTGACAACACTCCTGGAGATGGATTATGGGGAAGATATGGTCAGGGCGGTGGAAATAATGCTAATGGCTATTATAGAGAAAATTTTGAAGAAGAAACTATTGAGTTTTCTAGTGTTACAGGAACTGTTACGATAGAATATATTTCTGATGGATCATCTGATCTAGAAGGGGAACAAATAAAGATACATTCTTTAGCTGAAGAAGCTTTAAAAGCGTATATATATTGGAGATCAATATACAGAAAAAGAGCTATTAATATGAATGAAAAAATGGTAGCTAAAAAAGAATACTATAACCAAAAGAGACTTGCTAGAGCTAGAATGCAGTCATTCAATAAGCAGGAGGCTATGCAGACTACAAGAAAAGCTTTTAAGCAGGCTCCTAAATTATAATTAAATGCCTAGTAAACAGTCTAAAAAAATATTTGTTGGCGGGTTAGATAGAGATACTGATCTTAGAGCCTCGAAGAATGGTGATTATCACCACGCTTTGAATATAAGGAATATGTCTTCAGAGGCTAGCACAGAGGGGGTTGTAGAAAACATAAAAGGTAATCTAAAATCTGGCTACACATTTCCTACTCCACCTGCACAAGGTAAAAGGAGAATAACTCTATTTATGCCTTGGTTTAATTATTTTTGGAATTATGGCGGATCTTCATCTGTAGGAGAGGGTACCAGTCAATCTGGTATTTTAGATGGTTTTAATGGTCAACCTGTCTCCCCTCTTGTTGGTTATGTTTCAGACCCTAATACAAGCACTTATGACACTTATGGTGGACCATCCATATTTTTACTAAACTTTGATATAGCTATAGGTTTTTCTTTGTCTGAAATTCAAAATCCTACTAATGTGTTTCAAATAGCATATAATGGAGAAAACCTTACAGATATGTATAATTATTTAACCTTTTGGGTTCAAGTAAACTCTGCTTCCTTATCTGCGTTAGGCTTAACTGTATCTGTTATTAATAATAATAGTCCATACTTTAATAATGAATATTTCTTTGGTGAATCTACACTAGAAAATATTACGAGTCATGAAGACTACACTGCGGGTCAGATTTATGCTTACGCTCTATTGTTTGAGGCACCTTATTCTAATGACGGTTTTTCCGAGGAGGGTCTGTTTTATATAGATTTAAAAGAATCTTCGTCAGCACAGCCTTTATACTCAGGGACAGAAGATGACTTAACTGGAATATTATTTACCGTAAATTCCGATGGAGAAGTTCCTTATTTTGTTAGTCCAGAACAAACTGTTATAAGTGATGGGTATGGTTACGCAGATGAACCTGAGTTACTAAATAATTCTACAGACTGGTCTGTTTCAGAGGAATCTGATGAAGGGGAGTTATATATAACAGAATATTTAAATGAAATAGAATCTGTGGGATGGACAGTGGGAATGTATAATATTACTGAGGGAGCTTCTGCTCAGAATAAAACTTTTATAAAGGCAAACGCTACTATAGTAAATGACATTACAGATGGTGGTGGGGAGATTAACTACAGCACTATAGGTGCATATGAAGATACTAAAAACGATAAGATATATTGGATGGTTGCTAGCGATTCGCAATTTCATTTAATATTAGAATACGATATAAAAACAGACACTATAATAACAGTATTCAGAGATTCTGGAGATAGTGGTACTTGTGTGTTTAATTGGAATAAAGATTTCTTAATAAACGATATAGATAAAGTTGGGGACGTTTTATACTGGACTTCTAGAATGTATGGAGAGCCTTGTTCTATAAATGTTAGAAAATCAAAAAACAGTATACAGGCTATAGAAGTGTATAATGGTCCATATATCTTAGATGAGGAGGGTGGAACGAATGATATAAGTTTAAGAGACCACTACCCATATGACCTGTATAATCCAAACTACCCTTCAGAAGACAAAAGACAATACATAGAAGTTATTAAGAGGCCTCCTGAGTATGCCCCTACGTATGTGTACTCTAGTGACGCTGCAGTAGCTAAAAACCATCTTTTTGGGAATTTATTCCAATTTAGGTATAGATATATGTTCTACGACAATGAAGTAAGTGCATGGTCTCCTATTAGTGATATTGTACCGTCTTCATTTGATAAAGTCAATATATCACAAACCAACATAGCTCCTTTTGTTGATAATTTCTTAACAATATCTGTGAAAAATTCATCTGGTATAGTAAAGAAGATAGAGATAGCTGGTAGAAAATGTAAAGATTTAGGAGTTATAACTAGAGGTAATAGGGGTCCTTACTCCATTGTAGCGACAATAGATAATGATTTTAGTGCTTGGCAATTAAATTCCAATTCAGAACAACAAATAGCTTTTTATAATGATCAAGCATATCCGCCTGTTCAAGCAGGAGAAGGAGAGAGGTTATTTGATGCTGTACCTAGATCAGCACATACACAAACTATTTTAGGAAACAATAGATTAGCATACGGTAATTATACCGAAGGGTTTGATGTTCCAAAAGTTCAATTATCTGTTACTCCTCAATATGGGTTTACTCAATCAGATGCATCTCAACCATACGGTGGCCCTGAGTATGTGGATCCAGTAACTGTAGATTTAAATGGAGTTGCTCAACAGGGAGAGGCAGTGCCTTCTTTTAAAAGTGGAGCCTTTCATAGTTTTGGTATAGCTTATTATGATGAGAAAGGAAGGTGTTCTACGGTATTAACTGATGATACATCTAGATGTTATGTTAGATTTCCTACAGAAAGAACAAATGCAGATATACCAACTGGAGTTACTCAGTTTGATCTTAATGGAGCTGTAACAATGCAGTGGTCTATAAGCCATCGAGCTCCTACTTGGGCTAAATATTATAGATGGTTTTATTCAGGAAATAATACTGTAGATGAGTTTATTCAATTTAGAGTATTGCAAGCATTTAACAATCAGGATCCAGCATCTAATGATAACAGAATATTCTTAAACTTAAGAGGTTTAAAGGGGTCTGATGATTCATATATAACAAATGCTGAGTTAGATCCTAATGCAGTTCCCAACCCTGATATAAGTATATTAGATTATGAATTTACAAAAGGTGACAGGGTAAGGATTATAACTCAGGGGACTCAAGTTGGAGCAACTTTTCCTGGTAATGCAGTATTGACACCTCCAGCTGCTGGAACAGAACAGGCAAATATTTTAAACAATAATGGAACTGTTGCAAACTACATTGACGCTAAAGTTTCAGGTTTTGAATTTTATTCTCATAACAATCCTAATATACCTATACGAACTAACGCAACTCCCGCAACAAATGCTCTTAATGATGACGGGTCTGAGGATGGATGGTATTTAATCATTGATGAGTTAATAGATGCAACTGGAACCCCTATAGCTAACTACAGTGCAGCAAATGTTCAGGCAGGAACTGACTTTTTAGAGCAGGCTATAGTTGAGGTGTATAAGATAAAACCAGATGCAGAGCCAGGAGAATTATTATATTTTGAGTTTAGTGAACTATATGATGTTAATCAACCTAGTCGTACACACTCAGGTACTTTAGCTGACCAAGGAGGTGGTTTCACTTTTGATAGCAACGGAAATGCTACGTCTGCCACTCCAGCAACAGGAGAGTTTTTGTTTGGAGATGTATACTATAAAAGGAGAAACATGCAAATGTTTTCGTTAATTGGTGGTGTAGCCACAAGAGGTTTTCAAGAGTTTTATGTAGAAGATTATTTTTTAAATGACTTTACGGACAGTAATCATATTAGTGTAGGTAGAGCAAATATTTATTCAGCTTTCTACAAACAACAAAATAAAGAAGCTTCTGTAACTTACTCTGATGTTTACCAGCCAGCCACTAGCTTTAATGGTTTAAGCACATTTGATTACAATGTAGGAAATTGGGAAGACTATAGTAGAATATATGGAACTATACAAAAATTACATTATAGAGAAACGGATATAGTAATGATACAGGAGGACACTACCTATAAAATACCTATTCAAAGAGATATATTACTTAGTGCTGACGGTAAAGGTACGTTAAGTGCGTCAAATAAAGTATTAAACCCTGTGATTCCTTTTGCAGGTAATTATGGTATAAGTAGAAATCCTGAGTCATTTGTTGCTAATGGAAACGTGCTGTATTGGACTGATATAAGAAGAGGGGCTGTTTTAAGGTTATCTGGGGATGGCATAACTCCTATATCTGATGCTAAGATGCATGATTACTTTAGAGATAAGGAAGAAGAATATAGAGCTTATGATCCTCAATTTAGATGGGATGAGTATTATGGAGAAATAGTAGGACCAATTAAAGCTGGTTATCATAAGAAATTTAAAATAAAGGGAGGTTTTAACCCTAAACATGAAGAATATGTAGTTCAAATGGATCCTATACCTTTACCAGATTTACACTGGGGTGAGATTGGCACAACATATAATACTGCAGAAGAATGGAACTCAGCGGGGTGGTATGAGTATGAAATTTATGGACAGGATGGTTCTCCAAACAAAAATCTAATTGAAGGCTCTGTGGCTGCATGGAGAGATAAGCAAAAGAGGTGGACAAGTTTCTATTCTCATATTGCTGAGTATTACTGTAAAATAAACAGATTGTTTGTTTCTTGGGATGAAGGGTTTTTGTATTTACATGATGTAGATGATGAGAATTATAACACTTTTTATGGCACAACTTACAATACAGAGTTATCTTTCTCTATCAACGAAGGTCCATCTACAGTTAAAGGATTCAAAACTATTACTCTAGAAGCTAATCAGGCAGTTGAATTAGACTCAGAAGGAGTAGAAGAGGAAGAGGAAACGTCTTATGATATCAATCTAGTAACTGATATGACAGAAACCTTTATTGATAGACATAACTTTGATCAAAGAGAAAATAAACAGTATACACAAATACCTTTTGTGACTGGAAATAGTACAGGGTCAGAGATTATAGGTTTAGGTCTTGGAACTGGAATTAACAATGATGACTCTGGTCTTGGTGTGATAGCTGGATCTAGCACAAACTTTGGAGCTGCCAATATAATTTTGGGGACATCTACAGACGTAACCAATTCTGATTACGGAGATCAATTATATTATAATAACGGAACAGAAGATGTTTTAGTAGGTACTATATCTGAGATAAATAGTAATAATGTACTAACTCTTTCTTCTGCTGTAGAGACTTTTAATAATCAGTTTTTGTTTATAAAAAGAAATGGTTTTGCTGAAGGAGATAGAATGAAAGGTAGGTATATGGAAGTAAAACTAAGGAAAAGGTCTAAAAGATTATTGGAAATATTTAGTGGAAGTTCTACAATATTTAATAGTGAGTTAAGTGACGACTAACTTGTACAAGTGAAAAATAATAAATATATTTGTAAAAATGAATAAAAAATATACATATAAGCCTACATCTTCCGTAAAATACGGAAAAGGAGGGAAGAATAAGAAAAAATCTTATAA